GAGCGAGGCCATCGACGAGATGGAGTCACGCCAGGCGAAGCAGCTGCTCAAGGTTCGGATCGTGCAGGACGCCAATCAATGCCTCGGCATCCTCGAGGCAACCCAGGACGAGGCTGCCCGCGAGGAGCTCAACCGGCTCGATAACTGCGGCTCGGTTACGTTGTACTGATGGCGATCGAGGTCGTCCCCAACGGCGATGAGCGCTGCGGCAAGTGTGGCGCGGCGCCGGATGGTCACTACGTCTGCGAGTCGTGCTTCAAGGATCTGCAGCTGAAGTTCGGGCTCGACGCCGAACTCACCTACGGCACTGATCGCGAGGGGCGGCGTTGGATCAACAGGATCCCCGACGATCCGAGGCAGAACTAAGCGGTTAGGGTCTGGCGAATAAGCGATTGAGGTCTGGCGGAACGCGCCGTACCTCAAAAGAAATAGACTGCGCCCGCAATGGCGGCCGTGATCGCGCTTCGCCCCGAGACCGAGCACGGAGAGGAGATTCTCGACGAGCTCGAACGGCGAACCGAGGTGCGACCGATGCAGGTGATCGACGACGGCACCCGCCGCTACTACCTGGACTCGGTGGATGCGGACGTGGACGCCTTCGATTCGATGCTCTTCCAGATCGACACGGGCTGGCGCGAACACATCACGAACTGGCGCAACTAGTCCGGACCATCGGCGGGAGCCGATACTCTTCACGGCAGCTAGTAACGGCGCCGCAATAGCGGCCAGCCGAAACCGAAGCGGTCAGCTCGCACGAGTGCCGCGGATCGAAGCTCACGACCGAGGAGGTCGGCATCCGTGGCAACCCCGTTTTTTGATCTAGCGAGCGCGTGTGACCGCCGGGCAGCACGCTGTGGGCGCCGCTTTGGCGAGTCGCGCTGCGATGCGGCCGGCGGGCCCTAAGGGGCTGCTCGCGATGGCCGGAATCAAGGCCAAACGCCAGCGATCGCTGCGAAGCTTCCTCGAGCTCTGCGATCGGGCCGGATTCGCGCCTGAGCCGTTCCAGAAGCGGATCGCCGGCGCCTTCTTCGGCCCTGAGCGCGAGTTCGTTTGCCTGCTGCCGCGCGGGCAGGGCAAGTCGCGCCTGATCGGCGCCCTCGCCGTCCACCACCTGCTCACGGTGCCGAATCCGCGCGTCTACGTCGCCGCCGCCTCGCGGGAGCAGGCGTCGGTCGTCCACGAGTACGCCCGCGACTTCGCCCGCGCGGTCGATCCCGGCATCGAGATCAACCAGCGCGAGATCCGCACCGCCGACGGCTACCTGCGAGTGGTCGCCTCCGACGCCCCGAAGCTCCACGGCCTGACGCCCTCGCTCGCCGTCGTCGACGAGCTCCAGGCGCACCGCGACGAGGCCGTCTACACCGCCCTGCGAACGTCGGTGGTGAAGCGCCCCGGCGCGAAGATGTGCGTCCTCTCGACCGCCGGCGCGAGCCCGGTCGATCCGCTGGGCAAGCTCCGCGAGCGGGCGCTCGCCCAGCCCGACGTCAGGACCCGCGGCGCGATCACCGACGCCCGCGGGCCGAGCCTGCGGATGCTCGAGTGGCGGGTGCCCGACGAGGTCTCGATCGGCGACACGAAGTGGGCGAAGAGAGCCAACCCCGCCGCCTGGGTGACGCCGGCAGCGCTTCGCGAGCAGCGCGAGGCCGTCGATGAGATCTCCTATCAGCGCTACCACCTGAACCGCTGGGTGGGCACGCTCGGCTCCTGGCTTCCGCCCGGCGCCTGGGCGGCGTGCGCCGGCGAGGCGCGGATCGACGATGGCGAGCGGATCTGGGTCGGGATCGACATCGGCGGCACCGAGGCCGACTCGGCCTGCGTGTGGGCGAGCGCCGGCCTCCACGTCAACGCCGCGATCTTCGAGGGGGAGGACGCGATCCTCGACGTCAAGTCGCTCATCGACGAGCTCTGCGAGCGCTACGACGTCCAGATGGTCCTCGCCGACCCCTGGCACGCCGCCGAGATGCTCCTCGACCTCGAGCAGCGCGGGGTCCCGGCGGCCCGCTTCCCGCAGTCGGACGCCTACATGTTCCCCGCCTACCGGGTCCTGCACCGGGCGATCGTCCAGCGGCGCCTCGTCCACCCCGACCATCCGAAGCTCAACGAGCACGTCCACAACGCGATCGCCAAGCACAGCCGCCGCGGCTGGAGGCTGATCGCCGGCGCCGGGAACATCGACGGCGCGGTGGCGATGGCGATGGCCGTCTCGAAGGCCTCGGCGCCGCCCGCCGAGCGCCCCGAGCCCGAGATCGTCTGGATCTGAGATGGGAGGCGGCGAATGAGAAACCCCTTCAAGCGCGACGAGAGGCGCTCGCTGCCGCCGCCCGACAACGAGTACCCGTCGCTCGGCGGCGCCTACACCTACGGCGAGCAGGCCGTCTCGCCCGCCGGCGCCCTGGCGATCGCCGACGCCTACGCCTGCATCCGGGCGCTCTGCGACGCCGCCGCCTCGCTGCCTTTGCACACCTACCGGCGCACGCCGCAGGGCCGCGTCCCGGTCGGCGGCCGCGGCGCCGACCTCCTGCGCCGGCCGGCCCCGGCGGTGACGACCGCCAACCTCGTCGCCGACCTGATGCTCCACCTGCAGCTCTTCGGCAACGCCTACGTGCTGAAGCTGCGCGGTGGAGGAGACATCGAGCAGCTCGCGCTCGCCCATCCCGACCGGGTCCGGGTCCGCGTCGAGGGCGGCCGGCGCACCTACGAGATCAACTGGAACAACCGCTACCAGACGGCGACCACGGCCGACGTGGTCCACGTCCGCGGCATGTCGCTGGACGGGCTGACGGGCCTCTCGCCGATCAAGCAGGCCCGGGTCGCGCTCGGGCTCTCGCGGGACCTCACGCAGCACGCCTCGAGGTTCTTCGCCGGCGGCGCGATGCCCGCCGGCTGGCTCAAGACGATGGACTTCAGCGGCGAGGCCGTCGAGCGCCTGCGCGAGTCGATCCGCAACCGCCGCGCCGCCCACGAGGGGATCGGCGTGATTCCCGACGGGGTCGATTGGGTGCCGGTCGGGATGCCGCTCGACGACGCCGAGTTCCTCGAGCAGCGAAAGCTCTCGACCGTCGAGATCTGCCGGATCTTCCGGGTGCCGCCATGGGTGGTCGGCGCCGACAGCGGCGGCTCGTTGACCTACAGCAACACGGAGCAGCAGTCGCTTCACTTCGCGACCTACTCGCTGCGGCCCTGGCTCGTCGTGATCGAGTCGGCGCTGAGCGCGGACCCCGACCTCTTCCCCGGCGACGCCTACTGCGCGTTCAACCTCGACGCCCTGCTGCGCTCCGACGCCAAGACGCGGGCGGAGGTCTACCACCTGATGCTCGACCCGGTCCAGGGCTGGGCGACGCGGGCCGAGGTCCGCGAGCTCGAGGACCTGCCGCCGGAGACGTCCAGCGCCGCCAACGGAAATGCAACCCCTACCGACGTGGAGGCGATGATCGCCAATGCCCGAAACTGAAACCAAGGCGCCCGAGCAGCGCACGATCGACGTCGATGTCGAGGACATCGACTCGCGGGGCCGCACCCTGGTCGGCTACGCGGCCGTCTACGGGGCCGTCGCCGACCTGGGCGACTTCAAGGAGACGATCTCGAGGGGCGCCTTCGCGACCGTCCTCGACGCGGACGTGCGGGCGCTCCTGAACCACGACCCGAACCAGGTCCTCGGGCGGACCAAGTCAGGCACGCTGCGGCTCTACGACGAGCCCCGCGGCCTGCGCTTCGAGATCGACGTCCCCGACTCGCCGCTCGGCGAGAACGTCCGCGCCGCGGTGAGGCGCGGCGACATCGACGGCGCCTCGTTCCGCTTCCGGGTCGGAGAGGACCGCTGGAGCGGCGACCTGCGGACGATCGACTCCGTGGCCGCGCTGCACGACGTCACCCTGGCCACCTACCCCGCATACCCGGACTCATCCGTGGAGCTTCGCTCCCGGCCAAACCCAGCCACCAGAAGCGAGGACACCGACATGTCCGATAGCAGCACCTCCCCGGTGCCCGCCGAGGAGGCGCGCGCCGAGGACACGTCAGAGGAGCGCTCGAAGAGCGCTTCCAACGGCAACCCCGAAGTCAAGGTCACCCACGAGCCCGCGCCGGCGCTGAGGGTCGAGGACCGAGCATCGGCGCCCGAGGCCGCCTCGCTTGCCGAGGCATACGCCGAGCGCGGGTTCTTCGAGAACCGCACGGCGAGCCTCACCTGGGACGAGTTCCGGAGCTTCACCTGGAGCGCCGGGACCGTGCTCACCGACGTGAGCCCGATGAGGCGGGACGGGACGCCGCTCGGCTACGACCAGCGGTGGCTCTTCCCGGTGCTCCCGACGGTCGCGGTGGACGCGGCGACGACGGCCGTCCAGTTCCTGCGGCAGAGCTCGCGCTCGCTGGCCGCCGGGACGGCGGTTGTCCGGCCCCTCGACGCCACGACCACGAAGCCCGAGACCTCCTCGACGGCCGAGCTCGTCTCGCAGCCGCTCTCGCAGGTGGCGACGGTCTCGACGGGCATCCCGCGGATCCACGCCGCGCAGCCGATGTTCCAGCAGATCATCGAGCAGGATCTGCGCTACGCGCTAAACGACGGGCTCGACCAGCTGGTCCGCACCGGCGTCGACACGGCGGGCACCGCCGCCGCGGTCACCGGCGACATCCTCGAGAAGGTGCGCAAGGCGAAGACCGTGGTCCAGGCGAACGGCTACAACCCGACCGTCCTCGCGATCGACCCCGCCGGCGCCCAGGGGCTCGACCTTCTGCGCTCGAGCGGAAGCGAGGCCTTCTACCTCTGGGGCCCCGGCCAGGGCGCGCCCGGGGGGCCGTTCGGCCTCCAGCTGCGGATCTGGAAGTCGGCGGGGACCGCGATCCTCGACGCCGCGGCGTTCGGCGAGCTCTACGTCTCGCCGGTCGAGCTCCGAAGCTTCGAGGCCGACGCCGGCGTCTCGAACAAGCAGAACGTCCGCATCGAGACAAACGCGACCTTCGCCGTCCAGCGCGGCTCGGCGGCGCTGAGGATCGTCTAGGACGCGCCTCCTCCCGCGAATGGCCCGGCCCGTCGGCTCCTCCCTCCGATCCGGTCCGGCGGGCCGGGCCTGAAGCGCCAATGCCGGCGCCTCCCCCGGGCGAGGCCGACCTGCAAGCCCTGGCCGCGCGCTTCGGCGAGCTCGAGCGGCGGATCAGGGTCTCGGTCGCCAAAGCTCCGACCGGGAACCGGCGAAGCCTCGCCGGCGACGTGCTCAGGTTCGTCGCCGACCTGCGGCACGAGCTCGCGCAGGGCGCCGCTCGAGAGGCGGTGCTGGCGGCCTACCTCGACGCCCTGCGCCGCGCCGGCGGAGGCGCGAGGGCAGGCACGGTGCGCGATCTCGCACGGAGCCTGCACCTGAGGCTCGATCGAGCGCTCGTGAGCGTCCGCGAGGCGGCGCCTGAGGCGATCAGGACGGTGACCGATGACAACCTCGAGCAGGCGCTCGAGGGCGCCCTGGTGGCCCATGAGGACGCGAGAGGCACCCGCTGGGCCCTTGGGGCCTGGGCGGCGATGAATTGCGCGACGACCGGCCGCGCGGCCTCGAGCCGGGGCGTGATCGACGCCAAGCCACG